GTAAAAAGAAGAAGGTTCAACTAAGTCCTAATTTAAATCAATTCTGTAACTGGTGTCAACATAAAGACTTATGTCCTGAGTTTGGTGGAACCCCTGAAATGCTGGAGGAAGCTAAACAGTGTGAACAGGCAAAAAGGACAGCTAATAAGGTAAAGAACTCTAAGTTTGATAATCCTAATAAGTTTAATGTTTAATAAACTATAGGGTTATACAGAGTAATATCAATCTCTTCAAAGAAACACAATACTTCAGAAATGCTGTACTTGTGTTTTTTTGTGTATAGAGAGGTTAATGAATCTCTTTTTATAGGCTTTTCTTCTCTTAAAGCTTTAAGTAGCCTTTCCTGGAAGATCTCTATAAAATTAGCGGAAAATCGATGTCTCCACTTTTCCTTAAACTCTAAGGATAAAGCATAGTTCACTTGTTCTAGGAACTCCTTTATTTCTATACTATCTAAATTAGAACTCATTATTATTCATTTTAAGTTTTTTCTTTGTTTCGAAGTTTTTCAATTCAAAGTAAATTACAATTTAATTAAAGTCGAACACATGGTAAAAAATAAGAAAAGATTAGAGAAAATTTCAAATACTAAGAAATTGGGACAAAATGACAGAAGAAAGCTAGATTCTGTAGTAGGTAACTTATACACTTTCAATTACTCCTCTAAGACCGCCTCGGATGGAAGTCCTTTAATTCTAGCAGTATATAGGACCGGAGGAGGTAGATTATTCAAAGCTAAGAACGGAAATACGTATATGGCAGGTATTACCCTTAATGGATTGGCTACCGGAACCAGAAAACTTATTATAGAGAAATTAATGGGAAAAAAGAGAATCTCTTACAGTATGATAAAGAGAGCAGGAGCTTCGTTTAAAGCGAAATACAGAATTTACAACTATAGTAAAGCTCATAATTTATCCCTTGTTGACAGCTCTAAATACTTAGAGACCCTCTAATATGGCTAAAGAAGAAGAAACCAATACCGCTCGTAAAAGTATAGGTGCTACTAAGCAACTAACCGGAGCAATGGCTCGCAACGTTCCTGCGTTGCAGTTGTTGACCGCTTCCTTAGGTAAACTGCACATAGTACAAGGGACATTATCCAAATCCTTAATTAATACTGGGCAGACACAATTAAACAGTATAACGCAACTCGGTAAAACTGTGGATAACGCAGGTTTAGGGTTAGCGGAATCTGTAGAGTTAAACGCAGAGGTTTTAGATAGAGGTTTAGCTACATATGGCGCAAATACTAAAGCTTTAAATGATGCGGGTTCAGCCTTTTCTAAGACCAAGACAGTATTAAGCCAATTCAAGAATCTTGGAAGAGATACAAAAGCAATGACAAAGGTCTTGGGAGTGAATAGTCAAATGCTTGGATTATCCCTAGACGCCTCCCTTGAACTAGCAGAGCAATCTCAGAAATTAGGTGAGGCTTATGGCTTCTCAGGGGATAAATTAATAAAAGCTATAGAGCAGCTAGAAAAAACATGGGTCGGTTCTACGGCTACTTACGGAAAAGAAGTTGCCCTGGCTTCCGAAAAAGCCCTTATGCTTATGACCGCAAAGTTTGGTCCAGAGGCTGCTAAGCATACTCAAGAATTATCGGCCGCATTACTTGGTGGTGATCAAAAAGCTGCGAATTTAGCGACTACGCTAGGTGTTAGTATGGCAGACCTGTCTTCCAAGAATGCAGAAACGCAAGCGCAGGCATTAATGCAAGCACTTGAAAATTTAAAAGGGATGGTTGGAGATACAGAAGGTCAAGCTGACGCTGCATATTGGGTACATCCCCTTCTTTCAAGCCTAGGAGCTACTCCCGGAATGCTCGCCATGGCTAACTTAGAACCTTTGACTCGGAGTCAGTTTAAGGAAAGTAGAGCAAAATCTCTTGAGGAAGCAGCACAAGCAGCTAGAGAGGCTGATGTAATGGCGTCCCTCAAGGAATCGGTCGCGAGTATAACCGTTGCCTTAATACCTGCAATAGAAATTGTAGCTAAGGTTTTGCAGGGAATAGCGGAAACGGCGAAATTTCTTAAAAATCAAATCGCCGCATTTGTAGTAATGTGGGCAGCCCGCGCCATGATAAATAAAACATCCGCCGCGATTGGGATGATGGGGGGTACAGGGATAACAAAAGCTCACGGAGTAATCGGAAAATCGGGTAAAGCAATACATGGAACCGGAGCGCGAAATGCAATTCGAGCAGGGACTGCAAAATCAACAGGTTCTATATCTATGTTCCAAAAAATGTTCATTAAATTTAGTGGTAAATTTGGCAAGATATTCAGTAAAATCGGAGGTAAGTTTATAGGTAAGTTACTTGGATTTCTAGCCAAGGGTATCCTAAGATTCTTAGGTCCTATAGGTATTATTTTATCCTTCCTTCCTCAGATTCTCTCATGGTTTGGTGTGGGAGCGGATAGTGATGAGGAGGCTAAAAAACAGCGAGAGAAGACTAATGCGTTACTAGACAAACCTTCAAAACAGGAAGATCACTTATTAACTATAGCTCAATCTTTGAACCAAAATAATATATACCAAGAGCAATTAATACTCCAAGCAGAAGAACAAACCCAACTAGCTAAAGACTCTAATATGTCTAAACCTCCCGCACAACTTGGACCCCAATTTGATATACCTCCAAAAGGAGTTACCATATAATGTCTTTAAAAATTGATAAAGTTACTAACTGGGCTAAAGCAAATGGGGATCGGATAGATGCTCACTGGGGTCAAAGTCTTCCGAGCCCATATTCTAATTTACTTTTCGGGAGAAGTGCGTTCGGGTTAGCTTCCGATACTTTAGGTCTTGGGAAGTATACTATGGGTTTAAGCCCTACCGATTTAACAGATTGGGAAGCAATAAAAGATCAGGCGGTAAATTGGGGTCTTTCTAAAGCAGGAAGTCTTCTTACAGGATGGCTGACATCTACAGATAGAGCTTGGTTAGATGGATTAGATAAGAATCAAGTAGTGAGCGGGTACTGGGAAGGGTATAGATATAATCATAAAATAGAATATAGAGGATTTATATCATTTGCATACCCTGCTATTGCTGTAGGCGACGAACTTCAAGAAGCTGCATTTAAAGGTAAGATTCATAGAGATGGGGAGGAATTTTCTGTACTAAAGTTACCTTTCTTTGAGAATCCTAAAATTTCAGAAAGCCGTAGTTCATCATATGCATCCCAAGAAATTATTAACAGGAACGAACCTTATAGAATGTGGATGGGTTCTAAAGCTAGAAAAGTTTCTCTAGATTTTAAAATAACTTTACCTCATCTCCTAACATTCGCGGAAGAGCAATTGAGCACTTTAGTAAAAGGGGAACTTATATCTAATAAGTTCCAAGATAGTATAACTAAAGCATTAATAGACCAAATGCAAGGGATTCCTAAGGATGTCTATGATCCACCTATACCAGAACCCGAAGAAGGTTTCCTAGAAGGTATTACAGGCGCCGTTAGTGATTTTGTAGATGGTGTTAGCGAGTCTATATCTGAATTCGGTCAAGATGCTATGGATTACTTATTTGGGTCCGACCAAGCTGAAGACGTGAAAGATTACTTAGAAGATAGGTATGAGTTAACTAACGCTATTCTAGAAAAGGTAGACCATTCAATAGGGTTAGGCTCTAATAAAAGTACCAGATCTCAAGTTATAATCTATGCTATGTATTTAATAGATTTAATTAGGTCTAGTGTTATAGGCTCTACTAAGCAAAACTCTACGGACCCTTACGGTAAAAAATTAAGTAATCCCCCAGTTATATTCTTAAATTACGGATCTATGTTTAATAATGATCCCTTTGTAGCAACTTCATACTCTATTACTTTTGATGGTGCTAAAGGCGGGTATGAAGAATTATCATTAATCCCAAGGATTATAACTGTTAAAATGACTTTGGAAAGTTACGATCAACTACTAGATAGTCAGAAATCTCAAGGAATTTTAAAGAGGATTAATTTATAATTATGAGTATTCACGACAGATTTACCAAATTTTCCTTCACCTCTCAAATACACAAAGGACATAGTATTAAGAATATTACTATTAACTCTAAATGGGAGAACCTCCAGAAAACCTTGAGCAGGTATGATTACAACTTAGCTTTAATTCCTAATGGTATGGAGGGTAGACCAGACCTTATATCAAATAGTATTTACAAAACTCCCGACTTATGGTGGTTAATTTGTGCTGCTAATAATATTATTGATCCTTTTGAGGAATTAACTTCAGGAAAAAAAATAAAAATCCCTATAATAGGCTAGTATCATGGTAGACTACAACAAAAGTTCTACGGTAATTAAATTGGCTGTAATAGGGGATGTTCATGCGGACGCCTCTGCTGTTAAGGTTATCCCTAACGACCAGATTAAAAACTTTAAGTATACCTTACTAGGGGATGATGCATTTAAATTTGTTATAGAATTAGTTAATTATGATGATGCGTTCCTAACGTCTATCACAAAATCAGTGAATACTATGGTTAAGGACGTGGGCGCCCCTGATTATACTAACCTTGATGAGGATAATGCTAACCTTAAATCTCTCCCTAAACTCCTAATTCAATTTGGGTATGAAGATCATAATTCAAAAGAAGTATTATCTCATGTCCATCTTACTAATGTTACGGATGTTAAATATCAATTTACCCAAGGTCAGGAAAAAATACTAGTAATTACTTCAAGATTTAGTCCCAGCAAAAACTCTGATCCTGAAGATTTAGCCGCATACCAATCTACGAGTTTTATAGATATCATATTCCCAGAGGCTAATAGACCTGATGGGGTTAATTGTTATTTTAAACCCTCACAACAAGGTGCTGCTGAAAATTCGAATAGTAAGATTACATATCATGATTTAGTTATTAATGTTGTAAGGGATCTCGTGGGTCCTAAGGATGGCACAGAGTTTAAATATTTAGAACCTGATAAGAAAACTAAAACCGCTATTACGGGGATTATCAATAGAGCAATTTTTAAAGCTTTATCTCATCGCCCTGAAGTACCTGAAGGCGTTTGGGAGACTGTGAAAGCCAACGTTGCTAGTTGGGTTTCCCCTTTAGACAATCTTAAAGAGATCGCTTTAACGAGCTTTAACTCCGAGTTTATGGAACACTACTTAGGATTTGGTGAGCACGAGTGGGATAAGCTGGTGGAACTTTCTAAAGAACTTAAATTAGAATTCACTAGAAGATACGGTCATTATAACCCTACCGAAGAAATCTCGAAAGCGTTTTCAGGCGCTTTTGATTCCGCTATGAATGTCGGGGAGAAGCTCGCCACAGCGACGGGAAACGTTATACTAGGAAATACCCAGAACTCCCTCACCGACCTCGCTGTCGATTTTGGCACAAAACTACTCAATGGGTATTTGGCCTCGGAGCTAGTATACATTATAAATAATAATTCAGGCGGCATTGCCCAAGGAAATATAGAACAAGCTATGGTTGACGATGGTCTTGAACTCGATGAATTCGGTCTTGTCCCCCCTTTTAATGCTAAAATCCTCACCGGATATGGTGAACAGGCAAGGAATATACTGGCGGGGAAAGAGGGAGTACTGAACGTAGAGATAATTAATTACCCTTCCTCCCATGTGGGTAGGAAATATAAAGTACCTTTTAACGGAAACGAAATGGTGCTTCATTTTATGATGGATAATGATGGTAATGTAACTACCACCATTGACACTGAGGCTGGACCTGCACCTTTCGCGGATCGATTGATGCTAATTGCTGATGAACTTAATGAGCAGACAACTTTCGATAAACGTGAAGATTTGCAAGAAGTAGCAGAGGCTGAACAAGAGGAACGTGAGAGAATAGATGAAGAGAGGAGGAACCCTACTCCCGAGGGGACCGGGTATAAACTCGCAGGGCTGCCACACTCTGAGAAAAGAAATATTTTTAATCGAGATATAAAAGTAAGCGCTATTTCGGAGGAAGGTGTATCCACTCACGCAACAGCAGCTTCTATAATAAAAGCGTATAATAAATTATTCTCAGCCGATAAGCCTGAATATGAACTTGAAATTTTATATCATGTTGGAACTTCCTCAGGAGATTTTAACTCTATCTTACTAGAGAACGAAGGAGACCCTAAAAAAACTCGTACTTTACACGCTGTTATCGGACTTAAACCTGATATAACTGCATATAAAAATTCTCTTAAAGAATTAGAAATTACTAGCAGCCCACTTACCAAAGAGGATGAGGATCATGCGATTATACATTTAGATTACGGTAGGAATACAAGTATTGTTAAGTATTTTGATTTTACGGGGGATATTAGATGGTTAAGAAATATAAACACGGCTATTGTTACTAATAGCTATGTGGATAATGTGTATCCCTTTTTAGAGACCAAAACAATACAAAAAACATTTACTTCAATAGTTCCTTTACTTTTAAAAGACCAGGAATTTCTTCATGAAATGAGAGCCGCTGACGAAACACTTAACGATGCAAAAATAGATGATGACGATCCAGATTCTGACATTAAAAAGGTGCTAGAAGATCTATTAGCGCAGTTTCAAGGACAGATTAATCTTGAGGACGAAGCACCTGGGGATGATTATTATAATGGTGTAAATGCTCTCACCCCCGAAATGTTAAAAAGTTTATCTTATGTAGAAGATTATATCGAAGCTGGAAACAGCGCCGGATATTTAAATCGAGGTCTTGGCGATGATTTTAAAGAAAAAATGTCGTCTTTTAATTTATTCTTAGGTGGAATGGCAAATACAGAGTCTATAAAATTATTAATGGATTATAAAAATGCAGATCAAGGATTTGTTATAAAACCTTCTAATGTATTTGATAAAGCCGCGCAAGATACAAGGACTCCTGAACTAAAAAACGCTCTTGCGATATATCAGAACAATATGAATATGTTTGCGGAAATTAAAATTAAAACATTAGGAATCCCTGAAGTAACTACAGTTCAAGATATCACCCAAAGAGCAGTCGCATTATCCGTATACGATCCTTCCGAGAATAACGACCGCAAACACTGGCTATCTGGACTGTATAAGATTACCTCCCTATCCCATAGTATCACCGCATCAGAATCATACTCCTCAGAATTAACCTTACTAAAACTTCCATCTCACTAATATTATGCCAGTACCACGACAACCCATAGCGTATGTACCTCACCTTGCGGAAGTACAGAGAGGGGGTCATATTGACACCTCCAAAACAGGAACCCTGTTAGTTAAATTAATCGGAGGTCCTGGGATTTCCCAAGATGTTATTACAGCTAATAGCTTAATGCCTTTCGGCGGTAGAGGTCACGGAATATTCGGTCCAGTTGAACCTCATACTAAAGTATTGGTTATCCCAGTACTAACAGATCCTCAAGACCCAGATAAAGGATGTAAATGGTATTGGGTAGGAGTAGTCCCCTCCATCGATTACGTGCGTAAAGAGAAATACGAGGAGGAATCCCAAACCTCACCTCACATTGCAGTAAGGAGTACTATCCCCGAATCCGAAAGAGTATATGGTTTAGATGAAGTTCCTACTAAAACAATTCTAAAGAATATGGTTGGTCATAAATTAGAACTCGCTGAAACCGTACTTGCAGACCCGAATAAAGAAATTATTCAAGAAGATTATATTCAAATGGCTACAAACTCTAATAAATTCATTAAAATAGATGATGGTGTTGGGAAAGGGTATGATAGGATAGAAATTTCAGATAATAAAGATAATAGAATTGTTATTAAAACTGGAGACGATGATGATGCCGATCCGGGATGGGGTCCTGAGTCCATTACTATTGAGTGCACTGGAAACACACATGTTTTAAGTAAAGCTGGGGAAATGGATATACGAGTAGGTCCCGATAGTACTTCTAATATTACAATTCAAAATAATGGAACCGGAGATATTGTTTGTCAATGTGATCAAGGGAATACTTATGTTTTAGCCGAAAAAGACATTTACGTTGAATCCACCAATCTTAGAGTTACCGAAACCGATTCCATCTTTATAGAAGCTGGGAATAATACAACAGTTAACACTGGTAATGATACAACTATTACTACAGGAAACAATTTAACAGTACATGCAGAAGGTACAGCTAGTGTCACCTCTGTGGATGATATGACAATTCACACCGATAAAGATATGGCAATCGACGCAGGGGGGGATATGACCTTAACCGCAACAAATATAAATCTAAATTAATAATGACACTTATCGCAATTGATGGAAATCCTAATACTATATGCTCCGACACATTATCAGCCGGTAGTCCTGATGTATTTATAGAGGGAGCGAAAGTGGGTCTTAATGGGGACTCATCTGGAGGATCTGTATCTTCGTCTCAAACTACCGTAAAAGCAAATGGCAAGTACATCTTACTTAAAGGCGATGCTGTGGCTTACCACGGCGACAATCCCCATGGTCCTCAAAAACTCGCAACCCCTCCACAATCCACCGTGTCTATTGGATAAGTATATATATAGTAAAACCCAATGAAACAGAAAACCCTAACCGTATCCTTTGCACCTAGCTCTTTAGCTGATGTGTTTCCCATATATGCTGTGAATCCTAACGCATTAGGGTGTAGGATAGAGGGTATCCAAATAGCTAACGATAGCACTAATACCCAACATACCTGTACCATAGCTAGGGTAGAATACGAAAAAAAATACGCAACTAATATAAACTACTTTGGGGATGGATCTACTATAAGATCCCAAGATTGGAATTATGATGGCTCGGCATATGCTGTGCTTCTAAGAAAAGTGAAAATACCTGCATCCACAGCCCTATCCGTTTTGGATATTCCTATGTATTTAAAACCTAAAGATGTATTAACTTTAAAACCAACTTCAGACGATTCTGGATCTATATTTAAACCTACAGTAACCGTCACCGAATTCTTCGATGACGACACCGACGCCTCCACAATCGTAGATATCTCAACAGTGTTTACCTTAATGACCTTAGGAACTTATTAATTTATGAACTTTAGCATACCTCCTATAAATGACTCCGTTCCGGATATCCCATCTTTTAGTGCGGACGAAGCAGCTTCTATGCCTTCTACCTCCTTGGCATCCCTCTCTAACTACATGTCAACTGTGCTTACTGGTATATCCGCTAAAGCTTCAGGTTTAAAAACAAGAGCTCAAAAACTTTCGGGAACTGCTGTAAAATATCTCCCGTCTCAAGGTAGAGTACCTATTGAATCTACTGTATCCTCCGAGAAAGTGGGCGATTCGATTAGTAAAACACTAGGTCCTATAGCAGGTATGGCAGCAGTCACCCAAGCGGCAATTGACCAAGGCGGAGATGTGCTAGATAATGCCGATGATGCCGGAACATCGCAAATCGCCGCCGCGAGTATGGCAGGATTAGTAGGAACACTACTTTCAGAATCTATGCCAGATGCTGAGGAAGATGTGGTTGTAGCAGAACTTGCCTCTCTTAAAACTAGTCTCGCGGAACTAGAAGCGAAATCATATGCAGCTAAAACTAATTTAAATACTATAGAACAAGTTTTAAAAGATAGAGTTTCGGGAGTACGTTCGGAACCCAAAGTAAATACGGACGCTTTAACAGCTATTAATGACCCTCAAGTAGATAAAATAGTTGCGAATTTTAATAAGTATATTACAGATAATATAGTTCAACCTTACAAGGATAACTTAGAAAAGTTCGGTAACCTAGCAACTATTACCCAAATTGAGTTTGAAGAGGATAAACCTCTTTTCGATTTAACTTATGGACCTCCGGTATCTAAGAACGGAACTTTCATATTGTCCAAAGATGGTTTGTATTACGACTCTGTTAACGGAGGCATACCTGAAGTTTCAGGGGTAATTGCTGCTAGTTCTACTTGGAATTTAGATTATGCTCCTAATTTAGGGGGTAAGGGAAAGACATACAATTCCGAAAATCTTAGGAATATTACCGATAATGTATTTGCCGCAGATTACGAGCCTGACAAAACCATAGAGAATGAATATTACTTAACAGATGATGTATTGGAGGCTTTCGAATCCAATAAAAATAAACATATTGATGATATATACGCACAAGTAGATGAACTTATATCCGACGGACTAGATGCAAGTAGCGCAATGGTAGTTAATTATTATAGTAATATCGCTGCAATTTCCTCAATGTATGATGAAAAGATTAGTAAGAGAAAGAAACAATTACAATTAGTTTCTATCTTTGCTCCTCACATATACAGCCATTCCACAATTGATCGATCCTCAAAGGATATTGGTCTAGGTAAAGGTATCTTAATCCATAACCGAAAAACGCTTAAAGATCCTGAGTGGCATCCTATTGAGAGAATTCCAATTAATGATTTTTCATTCCTGGGAGGGACCGGAGCAGGAGCAACGCTAGAACAGCAGGAAAGTATTTTAATATTCTCTGAGGATCTTGATGACACGATTCTACCAATTACACCTACATTTTCGAGATCCCACCATAAACCTTTAGCATATTTAGAAAACTTTACACTATCCCCAATCGAAGAGGAAGTATTCCCATATATTGAAGGTAGTAAATCAGCTTCAGGTACTTCCAATTTTGTCCACTCCCTAACTAACTCTATAGTTGAATCCGGGTTAATACTCGCTTATAACTTCATAACCCCGGAAATTGTAGACCCCTCTTCCACAGTATTTAATGTTGACAATGTGGGTCCTGATGCCGGAAGAAAATTAAACGCCCAACTAGTAGCTTCTAGTATCGCAAATGTTTTTCCTTCAGGGTTAGCTATTCCTAAACTTTCTGGAACTAACGGGGGCTCTTATGTAAGATTGCCAAGCAATATAACACCTGCGGGAAGAACGATTTCCTCTACTACTCAAGAATTGGATAATTTATTTTACCCAAGCAATAAACATTATAACCCTATTACAGAGAAAGGAGGGGGGGTTACCTTTGATTATTGGGTGCATGTCCCAGACCTAACTATTACAGATTCTAATAGATATAAATTAGTTATGGGTTGCGAGAATTCTGGGGGTTCCCCTCATTTTGGATCTCGACAAGGACTAGTAGACGCCACTAGAACTTTAAAAGCTGGGTTACTAGATACGTCTAAAACTCATGGAATGATTATAGGATTCCGGGATAGAGGAGGTAATTCTACACCGAGTGGGCTGGAATTTGGAGTATTCCCTACCGTATCCCAAAACTTAAATGATGGCACTATCGGTCACAGCATCGCTATCGCCGAAAACGAAGATGGATCTGAGTTAGGAGCAACCATCGCTAGCTCTACTACAACAAACGGTGTGAGTATATTAGATACCTCTAGCTCTTTTATCCATATGTCTCTAGTATTTAATTTTGACTCTGATGAATTAAAAATGCATATAGATGGTGAACTTTTAAGTACCTCAAGTTTATCAACCATATTTGATTTGAGAAGAACAAAATCAATAAGTATCCCATCCTTAACCGCATCCGGGGATTTGGAATACATGTCAAGTTGGCAACCTTCCGGAAACAATGGTCCTGTTACAGGAGCACTTGGTCTCGCATTTACTCCCTGGATTTTAGGCGGAGGATTCTCTGATACTATTTTACAAAAACCTTCCCTAGGCAGCTATGACCCAGGATTCTTAGGGTATAATACTAATAGTATATACGGTGGGGTCCCCGCTTCTCAGCACTCCCCTTCTTTGGGTAGTATTAGTGGTGTGGCATCTAGTGCTCTAAATGGATTTTTAGGAAGTTTTAAGGTCTATTCCAAAGCCCTAACTACTAAGGAAGTTAAAACTAATTTTAGAGGTCAGAAAGGCTTCTTTAAAAACATACAAACATAATGCTAAAAGACGATATCTCTCTACTAACTACATCTAAAACAACTCCGTTTAAAGGTGTCTCCTTCCCCGTTATAGGGGGAGCCGGAGGATTTTTCGCAGGTACCAATGGCGCTCAAACTACCATGTCAGGTTTAAAACAACTACTTCTCACCAGTCCAGGGGAGAGAGTTATGAATCCTACTTTTGGTACATCTTTAAGGAGATCTGTATTTGAACCTTTTACATCTGATTTAATGGCATCCTTAAAATCAGAAATTAGCTTTGCAATAGGTAAATACCATCCGGAAGTAGAAATTTTAAATTTACAAATGTCTTGGGATTCTCACCCTCGGAATAGAGGTAGGCACAAGATATTTGTACAATTAAAGTTTCAAATCAAAGGGGAACTAATAAACCCTCAAATTTTAGATATAATAATATAATGGCACAAGAAACACTAAAAGGAATTTATAATACAAGCGCATTTGATGGCTCTATTACTACTGATTTTATATCTTTAGGAGACCTAACCCCTAGGGTTAAAGCTACAAAAATCGACTACTCCGCAGCAGAATTTCCTGAATTCCGAGAGGCTTTAATTAATTACGTTAAAGCTGTATACCCCGATGAATATAATAGTTTCGCTGAATCAGATTTGGGTATGATGTTTGTAGAATTATTTTCTTACTTAGCTTCCGTGTTATCCTACAAGGCAGATATGCTAGCTAACGAAAATTATATTACATCTGTGGAATCCCCGGAAAATCTTAGAAAATTATTACAACTTATAGGGGTAAAGATGAGAGGTCCTATCAGCTCCAAAGCTGGGTGTACTTTAACTTTAGGTGATGACGATACCGTAACATCTGCTAGTTCTCTTACTATACCTGCATTGAGCAGATCTTTCTCCGTTCCTAATAACAAAGATTCAGGACAGCTAACTTATACTATGTATACAGTGGATGGTACTGGAGATATAGATATGGAGAGTGAAATTATCGAACTTACAGAAGCTGAATCTTTGAATGCCGCTGGTAAAGTATTTTCGAATCTCCTTCTTTTGGAAGGGCTACTTAAAACTAAAACCGGAACCTTTTCTAATACTGATACTCTCCATACTATTAACGTAGATGATCCTTCGGTAGTAGAGGGAAGTATGATTCTCCACACCGACGGTGATATTTACAACGAAATTGAAAATTTATTTTTAGCAGACGCCACTGATAAAGTTTTTAGTAAAACCTACATGGACGACTATTCCGTAAAAGTTAATTTTGGAGATGGCATTAGAGGAGTATCCCCCACCGCAGGAAAACCTTATACGCTCTATTACAGAGTTGGAGGTGGTGATAGGGGTAATATTGTGTCTAACTCTATTAACGTAAAAATCCCCGTAAGTTTAGGATCAACTGAAATTTCAGTAGATGTAACCAACCCTACTATGGCAACCGGAGGTTTAAACTCAGAAACTAACGAACACGCGAAGAAATGGGGACCCTACTTCTTCAAAACCCAATATCGCGCAGTTACGGGAGAAGACTATACAACTTTTGCTAATCACTTCACAAGCACAGCCGGTCACTCCGGCAAAGCATTTGCAGTTCTTAGAAACTCCGGAGCTGGGGGGAATATGATTGATATTTATACAGTCGCATTCGCTGCAGAAGTAGAAGGCGCACAAGCTCAAGTTGAGAGAGCATCTATTACTTACAAGAGAGAACTACTAGAATACTTAAATACATATAAAATGCTTACTGATGAAATAACAATCGTAGATGGATTAGTAAGAACTATAGATTTGAAGTGCACGTTATTCTTAGATAAGCCTTATAAAATATACGAAGAAGATATTAAGAGAAAAGCTGCGATGAATATATTGAACTTTTTCGATTTAAATAACAGAGAATTCGGGGAAGTCTTACAAGTTAATGATTTAAATAAAAACATATTTAATATTCCTGAAGTTAGGTTTTCATCTATTGATAATATTAAAAATAATATCTCACTAAATTTTAATGAAATATTACAACTAAACAACGTAGAAATCAACGTTAAGTACGTATAAAAAATGGTAAGAAAAAGAGGACTAGGGGATCAAGGATTACCTGATAAAAACTATCATCAGCATAATTATATTGATGTAGTAAAGGCTTTAACGCCTGATTTATACCATGATACCGATTTTGCAATTTACGGAAAAGACGAAGATATTTTATATTCTACGTTAGGTAAGATTCTTAAAGCTATAGATGTTATTGATGATATTTTCCCAACTGCTAATTTTGCAACCTCTTCCCTTCAGCAAAGATTTGTACTACGTAATGGTTTAACCAATATAAGACCTTATGTCTTTGAAATTAAAATACTAAATGCATTAAACACTTCATTCTCTGATTTCACTAATAGAGAGGAGTTTAAAACATATGTATCCGGAACTTTACTTCCTCATATTGTTCTGGACTCCCCAACCACCGAATTTATAAGCGGGGTAAGTTCCCTAGTAACCTCTAGTGTGGATACCGCATCCAAGTGCCACACCTATTTAATGGATACATTATCCTGGTACTACGCTTTAAATTCTACAGGACTAGCGGGAACGACCGTAGAACCCTCATCTATCGTTACAGAAGAACTTACAAGATTATACGACGGGGAGACCTTGCAAGAAAAAGACGCAATCACCTCTATATTTGAATATCTGTGGAAGAACAGAGAAACCGTAAGTCTTTGTAGTGAATGTATACCTCACCAACTAAGTAAAAGCGATTACGAGATATCAGCAGGAACGTACACCTCAGGTACCCAGAACTGGGAAAGACTAAAAACTTTAGTAAGTATATGGTATAATGACCATGATAACAGATCTACTACTTTAGATACTTATTTAGATCTCTTTACAGGTCCTACAAAGTCCTTTACTCCTAAGATGGTTGAGGACGGAGCTTTTACAAAATTTCTTCAAGCTCTTAGTTATGGGTTCTACGATATAAACACAACTATAGAAGACCTTGGGGATTTAGTTGATATCGAAAGATGCCCACCCCAATTTCTGCAACACCTTGCATCTTTAATAGGCTGGAAGTTAATGACGGGGGATATAGATCGATGGAGAGCACAACTTAGAAAAGCCGTTTACATTTATAAAGGTAAAGGCACTAGGAAAGCATTAGAAGAAGCTTTAGAATTAGTATTCTCTGATCCTACTATAGTTCCCCCAGACCAGATAAACGAGACATGGGAAATGTTCCTCCCTAGAATGATATACTATTTAATTGCAACCGAATCCAAAACATTAAATAATCCTAAAGTAAGTTCTCAATTGTTTAAAGGGATTCCTTTTGAAAGATGGTCAACCGCGAATATAGATTTAAACTATAGAGCTGCAACAGACTATGTGTTGGAAGTTATTCATAAAAATACGCCACCATCCCCCACTAGAGCGAAAGGGGGAGCTATTTATTTTAACGATGTTAAATTTGATTTAAGTTCTTGGGATCCTAAACAGCCTAACTTTAAAGGATTCTACCACCGCCAAACTCCTAATTGCCCGGTGCCTCCTTGGGAAAATGATAGATTTTACGATAACACATATATTTCCAGACACCAAATTAACGTACTGTGTGATATTCTTACCGCGTCCTCTAACGCTAGCGGCACAAATTCTCCAAGAGGAGGGCTAGAAATTCCACAAACTTACGTAGCGGATTTATCTGCTATCCTTATGAAGGAAAATCTTGAGGATGATGATTTATACTATCGTAGTTGGAACAGGAAATGGAAGTTCTACACAAGTGGGTATTCCCCACCTCCTAACTTATCAAGTATAGCATCTTCCAAAGATGTTTCTAAGCTGGGATTAGTTGACTACTGGATATCTAAAAGCTCCACTATAACATCCCAAGTATATTTAAATAACTTTAATTTTTCAGTAGATGCCGTTCGTATTCACAGGGGAGAAGTTATAGACACTATTCGTCAAGTATTTAAAAGCTTTTTACCATTTCACGTTATTGCTAAAATATTTAATAATACCGATGCCTTAGAAGACCATATATCTAAGGATATACAACTATGTCCTATAGCCCTAGTAAACTTTTTTGATGTATCCGCCACTGGAGATTTTGATCATTACATATTAAATAATTTAACTCCTTCTAGTATATCTTTGGCTAGTGTACCAACTTCTAGTATTGACACATCCGCAAATTTTGTAATGACATCCCATGCGAATACAAGTAGAGCATCGGGAAGACGAAGAAGTTTAAAATATTTAAATAGATTTAGAGTCTATAGTAGATCCGGAAAATCGATGCCTATTCCCAAGAAAGCATTATTCCAATATGAAACATCCGCGTACGATACTTTAAATCTACATACTTCGGAGTTTATACCTCTCGGGTATAATTTTTCTTCAGGAACTTATTTCTCCCCCTCTGGCTCATTTAGTGGAGTATACGACGCGTCTAACGATATCGCAGCGTCAGCCCTTCCTGTTATATTTTCAGGCACAACAACATACCCTGGAACAGAAGTTTATCTACCTGTAGGTCGATCAGCGATAACAGAAGTATCCTCCACATATAATGGTATAGACGTATCTTCGACTTTCCCTTGCAGGATACCCTTCCTACATGGATGTGCACCTTCAATAAGTAGAAGCGAAATCCGAGGGATAAAGCAAGTTATCATAAGTTCTATGTGCAGACAGGGACTAACTTCTGACTTCGGGGATTTAACTTTAGATAATTTTAAATTTGGTAGAGGTGTAAACCGAGACTTTGCCAATACTAGTGGAGTCATTGCAAACTCCGTTTTCTCCGGAACAGCAGGAGTAGTAGCATCTGCTAACGAAGGAATATCTTTTACAGAAAAAGAATTAAAAATTATATATTCCCACTTTAACGAAATAGCGGCTAATAACGCTACTAGGATAGGCACTACAGGGTCTCCTATCGAAGATATATTTGGAGTGAGTGGAGGATCCCGAGGGTACAACATTGAACCTTTTGGAACCAATGATCCCGGCAACTTCGGGCTTCAATCTTCGGGAGAAGCTCTAACCACCTCTATGGGGGCTGGAATAATGTTTAACTTATCAGATAATTAATGAAAGGATACGTACAAGTGTATAACGGGGATCTCAAGAATTCTAATATAATTTTTGAGGACCATAATTTAATTGTTGATACTGCCTCGGAATTTATAGCTGACGCATTTACAATACTTCCTGCACCTTCTTCGGTCAATTCGAATATAAGCTTTTCTACTTCCACAATGGGTATTATTGCTATATCCCTAGGAAGCGCACAAAGCTCCAAAAGCTATAATACAGAAGGCGCTTCTGGAATAAGAGCTCTAGCTCCTATTACTCCTGTCCCTACGGACACAACTCTCCAACCTCCTGTTTATGATCTTAATACTTCTGGACCTGGGAGACTAGGTCAATTTTTAAATTATATAAATTTTTCAGGTCAATATAGCCCTTTAACTCTTAAAGAGATTAAAGATTATGGGTGTTATATTCCGTCGGGTGGAATATATGCTACCTCTGGAAACTCTTCTACGCACACTTGGCTGGATATGGATTCTAACTACCATAGAGGCATCGCCGTAAAATCTGATGGAACCTTACATGGTTGGGGGAAATATCAGCAACATCCTTTAGAGTACATATTAACAAATATCCCAACCGATTCTTATTTTACTACCGCAAGGTTAGGAAGAGACCACGCACTCGCGCTAACTCAGCAAGGTCACATAGTTGCCTGGGGAGACGACACCGATAATAAAGTTTCCAATACTCCTACAGGAGCGGGGTTTACAAAAATTTCTACTACCGGCTCCCACTCACTTGCATTAGACCCTTCAGGATACATTCATTCGTGGGGAGATTATGCATTTAGACACGGTTTTACTGCAGCTCCGGATGGTAGTGGATTCATCGACATAGCTTGTGGCTTGTACCACAACTTAGCAGTAGACGGTTCAGGCTATATTCACATGTGGGGACACAATTACAACGATGTCTTCGATGATATGCCTACAACTTCCGGATATACTCATGTAGCCGTTGGCGTCCAACATAACTTAGCTTTATCAGGAGGGGGTATTCTTACCTCCTGGGGTAAAGATACTGATGGTACCGTAAGCTCAACCCCCGCCGGAACATTCACAGCAATATCTGCTAGAGGTTGGCATTCTCTTGCGCTATCATCTAACGGAGCTATAAGTGTTTGGGGAGTGGATTCATCCTACGGGCATATAACTAACGCACCTAGTATAACAGGTGTATCAAAAATAGCAGCCGGAGTGGATTTTAATTTAACCCTAAGTGGCGATTACCAAATATCTGGATGGGGGAATGACACATATGACGGAATTACGGATATTCCAGCCAGTGGGATCCCTCCCGTACTTTATCAGTATACTGGAACCTTAAACGATACCTCCTCTATTAATAGTGAGGGGTATATTTTGGAATCTAAGGTGGCTAGAAGCTCCCAAACAATTAATGACGCCAGTGCAGGGTTTGTTGTATCCGGAGTTGGAGATGTTTCTTCCACGAGAGAAGTTAAGTATATCCTCACTTTAAACCGTGATGAGTGGGATTTCTTAGATAAGTTTTATGGAGGAATTGGATCTATAGGGCTATGGACTTTAGATAGAGAGAGAACTATAAGTAAATACGCGGAAGGAACCTCTATGGATAACATTGACCTATATAACATAACGGATGTAGATAAAAATCCTGTATTTAGGTTATTTTCTAAAAAAGTATTTCTTCCTGGGGGATTACAATTAGTTGATAATACACAAGATGCAGCCCTAACTATCATCTGGAGCATTAAATTTTAATAGAATAATGAATTATAAAGAAAAAATCGAGCCTGTTGGGCATTTACAAATTATTAAGGTAAACCCTGATAATTCCCAAGAAATTCTAGTAGATGACCATAATATCATCACAGTTGGAATGGGTAGAAGTTTAGCTGCTATGTTTTCCAATGAGGATAAAACAAACTCATTTGATAACTTTACCATTCCTTTTTTCCAAATAGGAAGTGGAACTACTGCTATGGTCTCGTCCTTGACAAGTTTAGTATCACCTCTATCTTCAACTGATTATAACTCAACTGAAGTAACTTTAAGTTCCACCTTAGTTTCGGATAGCGCAGTTGCTCAGTCAGTAATTGCCATTCATCCTGCGTACATATATCTCTCTGCAGCTAACAAAGTTACGTACTCTATAACTCTCGACGAAAATACAGCCAACAATATAGATATTTCTGAGTGCGGGCTGTTCAGCAAAAACCCATACCTGCAAACTCCATCTGTAGCCTATCTATGCGCTTACAGAAGTTTTGAGGACATACCTAAAAGGAACTCATATACTTTAATCTTTAACTGGACAATAGAATTTTAAATCATGATTAGCGACGTAACCGGCGGAAACTTTGTAATAGACTACCCATCTACCTATTTAGTAGATATTAATAAATACCATGCAGCCCAATACTATAATTGGGAACAGGATAATATCCCTATTGACGATTTAGAAACCAGAACCGATACTTTAGGAGCTGCACTAGGAATTTTCGCAGACGGTATTACCGGGACCACTATGACATTAGCTAATACTGAAGTCTCAGCTAATTCAGTATATGGCAGTATAGATAATATATTAAAACTTATTCCAAAAACTATTACTTTTCCTATTCTTGTAGAGATTAGTACCTACGGAAATTTAGGAGACCTAATTTTAGAAAATATAACCCTAAAAGGTAGAGGTAAATTAGAATTTATTAATAGGAATTACGCAACCGCAGTTAAAGGGGAAACTAATCACGCAGTCACAGACGGAACTGCTACAATCACATATTTCCCATGGGGTAACGAATTAATTACATCATCTTTAACATCCCAAAAGATTGTAGGTGATATAGCAGCAGCAACCTCTACTAATACATTAAACTCTTCTCCTGCATGTTTTGATAAAGATGAATGGAATGCATATTCTAGAATTATATCTTATAAAGACTTAAGCACCGACTCTGCGATAACTGAACCACTTTTCCACGTTTCTGGTGGAGGAGTAGTAATGTTGGACACCGACTCTACGACTACTTACGGTTTTAGTGGCACTCCTTATACGGACGTAACCACTTCAGCCGATGATTCCAACCCTACCGAATTTGGCATGTCAGGACAGACATCATTTAGAAGTTCTACATACCGCACGGCACCAACAGCAACCGATATCGCCTCTCCTACCTATGTCTACGGAAATTGGTTTAACAGTGTTAAAGTTGAAAACTGTAGAGGATCTCAAATACAAATTAAAGGATTCTGCGTGGACGGCGTGGGAGTAAACGATAATTCCGATGATTACCACGCAAATGCAGTGGGCTTTGATATTCAAAATTCCGACGTAGTACTTACCTCATGTGCAGCTGTTAGAAACGCAGATGTAGGATTTAGAGTGGATAACTCTAATGTTTTGATTGAAGGGGGAATCGTTGGCTACCGCAACTATCCGTTTGATGGAAGTTCTCGCACCCCTGTTGCAGGAGAGACCGAATATGATATTTGGAATCTAGACTACAAAGGACATGGATTTGAAGCTTATCGCTCACATATTACATTTGACCCTGATTCTAATTTAGATAATAATGATACAGGAACTGACTCATTTTTAGGAAAGCATGGATTCATTATGAGTAATAATGGTGGTGATGGATGGAGATTTGATAACTGTAGAATTTCTGGAGGAGTAGGGGGTCATACCGGAACTGACGAACAGGGTGCTGGTCCTTTGGATTACCAAACTACTCAAATTATCGGAGCTTTTAATAAACTTAATGGTATAAATTTAATAGATTCAAATTCAGCATATAGAGGATTACTAAGAGCCCAAGGAAATGAAGTTAACGGAGTTACATCTAATAAATCTAAAGTATCCTGCATGGGAGTAGTATCGGAATTAAATAATGAAATAGGTTTATGTCTTAAATCTTCTGAATTTGTATACAATTATGGAGCTAATGATTTTGTCGCCGCGTATGATTCCAATAATATTAATTGGCATAACCGAGCAGGACATTCACTTCTAACTCCCGCTGTTAGTATCCAAGATAATGGAACTCAAAATATTAAAATTTTTAATAACTCTACATTCGAAAACGAACATATGGATTTCCAGTCTAGGAGATCTGGACTTGTAGGAGGTAGGGGTAAGCCTAGTTATAGTTGGGCGATGCAAGCTGCTAACGGTCGAGGAGGTTCTCCTACAACGATCCGAGCCCATGAAAAATTTAATGTACCTCTAATATCAGTAGACCATAATTCATATGCTAGACTTCTAGGACTTTCAGTATTTGGGGATATTAACCCTTTAAATTCCGATCTTGATACAGTAGATGCTTCTGCTGGAGTTAAAGGTAGAGCTTTAAGTGTAACAGATAATTCCCAAGTGGATTTATACGGTACATCTGCGTATTGTACAGTTCTAACAAACGAACGAGATTATACTTCTTCTGGGGACCTTAAAGACTCTTGGAATAAATCTGCCGTATATGCGGGTAATAGCTCTAAGATAAGGATTTCCGGACCCACTAAGATTTCTCAATTCGGAGTCGCCGCTCTCGCTGAAAATAATTCAGTACTTGAGATTGGACCTCCGTTAGATAATGTGGGAGCTTATGATTCAGGACTGTATGATTTTGATAATCTTGTAAACGGCAACGGTCATACCAAAGTAGACATCCAAGGTACTCGTTCTTGTTTAGTCGTTAACGATAAATCTACATTAAATATTTCTAAATGTGGTGTTGGCGTTTCAGGTGATGCTTATACCTTTAATACGGCTTCTAAGAAAGCAGTAGATGATATATATCACGCGTCTTCGTATGTTCAATTGTACCCTAACGGATTTACTGAAGAAGCTTATTCCGATGACGGGGGAAAATACTGTGACCAAGATTGGAGAACAAAACTAAAAACTCCTGGAAAGTTTAATAGATTAACTATGGGATTTGATAGTTCTACATCTCCATCTAAAGATAATCATGTAAGTAGTACTACAGGAGGAATGTGTGTAAGGGCTTTAGGGGGTAGTAATGTATTGCTAGACCAAGTTAATTTCGAAGTTCACTTAGGGTGTACCGACGTATCTGGAGCATACTATAACATAGCAGGATCCGCTAACGAAGGAATTGGTCTGTACCATGGATCCGCAGGAGACGTTATGACCTCCGCTAATATGTTCGGAATTACTACCGAAGCTTATGGGGGTAGCCAAATTCATATGTGGAATATAGCTGATACGTCTCGTATTGTCGCATCCAACTTACAGATTAATAATCTAGATGGTTCAGCTGCGGGATATTACGGACCTGTAGGTCAGTGGGGAGCTGGGGATGTGTATAACTACAATCTAGGACCCTTAGATTACTACGGATCCGCAGGCGCATACGGCGCAAGATATGCAACTACCGCCGCCAAAAACTTTGGACCTTTTAGGCTTATGGTAGGGGTTAATTCTGACCTTATGAATTACTGTGAAGGTACTGTATCAGGTACAGGACAAACCGCAGTAAACTACGGGCATTCAGTCACCGGACCACGAGGAGGGGGAGGTACTCCTATAGCTCAAATTAACTCTCAAGGATATGCTGCTCCTGGAGCATTTGCTATTCCTATTGAGGATACTGATTATAGAGCTCACCAAAAGATTGAAGGAGTTCATTATGACGACTTCATCTTGGATGACGGCGATGCCGCTCAACCTATTTTTGGGGCAAGACCTAATGATCCAAGCTCGGTAACTGTTGGTAGGAAATATATTGCAAGTCCAATGTTAACTAGGTACGATACTTATGTGCCTAATAATAGTACCAATCCTATTGCAGAGAATGTTTATACGGGTACGAATTTCCCTCTCCCACCTCTCCATATGGAATGGCAAGGATATCTTAGAAATTTCTTAGATGAGTCTGCTTCTGATGTATTTGCAAATGCGAAACACGGAGCTAGTAAAATGATTAAATTATGTTCAATTTTCAGATCTAATACTAATCCCACAATGGGTGGTGAAGGTAGGGACGGAAATTCGGGCTACACATTTGGAAAAGGCTGTAGATCCTTAAACCTCTTTGACTTGGATAAACTAGTATAATGGTTGCAACTATAAATGAAAAAATTAGATTCTTTAAGGCAAATGATCCTTATTATTACGAAGTAGATAATCTACCTTTAATTGATTTATTGGAAAACGATAAAAGTTTAAGGGATACTCTTAACTCTATTATTACGAGTAATCAAAACTGGGCTACCGAATACTATACTGATTATAGTGTTCAAACCGCAGTAGGTAACTCTAGTATTATTGATGTAGGTGGGGATGGCGATATTCTCCCTAATAATGTAGTTGATTGGGTACTAAGTAAAGAGTACGTCACCCTTGAAGATGTAGACGAAAATACAGATGAAGTAATAGTACCTAAGAAATTAACCCATCTACGAGATGTCCAAATATTAGCAAGTACTATAAACGAGGGGGATATTTTAGCATATGACCCAACTGTACTTCAATCCAATAATACCGATTATGGAGTTTTTGTTAACCAACCTCCGGAAGCAATCCCAGGTATCCCTAAAACCCATTACTTACCTGCGAGAAAGTTTATCATAGGTCAGGAAAAAGCAATAACGGCTGGAGACGACAGTCATCACTTATGGAGTAGTCATACTCCTCCTTATAATAGCGAAACTATAATGGACAAAGATAGCTACAAACCCTTTGCATCTAATGTGAACGGATATTCGCATGGCTTTTACTTTGTTAGAACGTTCCAAGATCTAGGTATCCCAGAAAACGCCACAAAGATTTTTTGTAAATGGGGAGTTAACTTTCACTGTGGGACAACTGTGATGAATTCTGATAGCCATATGCACTTAAATCACCCTCATTCCCATTACACCCCCGGGAAGATGGAGGTAGTTAATAGAAATCCAAACGCATCAGTTCCAGGCTCAGCATTTCACAGATGGGAAGGATTAGCATTTGCAACCTCTGAAAAAACCGGAAGTTATCAAAATACTATGGAAGTAATGTATGATCTTACTGTACATTACGGTAACCCTATAACACACCCAGAAGATCCAACTAAAAATCTTTTAATTTTCTATAATGGGATCATTGGTCATACTAAAGCTGCAAGCATATTCCTCTACGTATACGGTTATGAAGCTTAAATTTTTAATCTCGCTACTCTTATTAGCATCCTGCTCCACACTAGCTCCTATAGCTGGGGGAGCAATTGGCGGAGCTGCAGGATCATTAGGGGGTCCAGCTACAGCAGCTTTAGGAGGAGCAGTTGGAGTTACAGCAGCTCAAATGGCATTCCCTAATAACTCTGCTCCCGTAAGTGATGAAGTAGCTTTAGCAGCAGCTCAAACAGGTAAACCAGCTCCAGGCACAGTAGCATCTACAATCCACGAAACTAAAGGTTTAGTATGGGATTTAGGTTGGATGTACCTATTAATCTTCATCATAGTACCATTCTTATCTAAGAGAGGTCGTACTTGGATGAAAAAGTTTACCGATCTTGGTAACACAGTTTCTCAAAAAGATATAGAAGAAAGAGATCTTCAGCAAGATGATAGACTAAATAACCTAGAGGAACATATTAACAACCTCTTAAAAACCAAATAACATGCAATTTATCGATTATAATTTTGTTTCAGACGATGTCGCAAAGAACATCATGGAATCTTACGGCTACGAAGTACCTGCAAAGGAAGAAGTAGTTAGCGAAGACGTCGCAGCTCCAGAGCTGCCTGATTACGTTTGTGTAGTAAATGAAACTACATATGCTCTTTGTGAAGGTGTAGAAGAGATTGAAGGTCAACTCTACATACCAGTTACGGAAGTAAACGCTGAGCTTCATGAAGCACTAGCTGATAATGATACTACTCTACTCGAATCTGTTGAAATGGACGATACTAGTTATGAATTCGGAGATATCTTCGAAGATGAAAAAACTGGTGAAATGTTTATCGCAATCAATGAAGTAAAGGTAGAAGAGACTACCAAAGACGAAGAGTAATCCATGACTAAGACGGTAATGGAGAAAGCAGACGAAATCCTCGCT